TTTAATGATTTCCCCTTTTAAAGAAATTTGGGAAAGGGATAAGTCTAAAAGGAAGGAAATAGCTCTTAAAGAATTTGCTTATATAGAGTTTATAGCTTCCATGAGAAAGACTAATCCTTATAAAGGCTATTCTGAAAAAGAAAAACCTAACAAGATTAAAGATGATTTATTTAAAGGTATGAAATGGCAGCCTGATGCTTTAGTGCTTCAAGGTATATCTAAAGTTAAAGAATTTCAGATGGAAGCATCTGTAACATACTCTTACTTTTTAGCTGTTAAAGAATCTGTAGAAAAGATTAAAGATTTTCTAAAAACAGTTAATCTTGGAGAGAGAAACTTTAAAACAGGTATGCCTGTGTACAAACCTAAAGAATTGACCTCAGCCTTAGTTGATACAGAAAAGGTGTTAGCTAATCTTAAATCTATAGAGTCTAAAGTAGAAGAAGAGTTGTTTGATGAAACAAGAAATAAGGCTAATAAGGAAATAAGTCCATTTGCTGACCCTGAAAGTTTAAATATGTAACTATGGCGGATAAGTATAAAGATGGTAAAGTAGAATCAATTAGAAATTCTGATGGTATTTGGATTAATTCAAATGTCTTTAGAGAAGAAGCTATTCATTTTAATAAATATGGATATTTCTGTGCTGACCCTACAGGTTCACCTGCTTGGTTTGAGTATTGGAGAGAGCAAAGAAAGAGATGTATTCAAGGATATACTGTAGGAGGTGCTACTATTACAGGGGAACACTATTTTTACCTTAACTTTTGCCCTATGCAAAAAATAGGTGAGGTTATAGGTAATCGTTCAACAAAAGTGTATGAAGCACCTGACTTTTGGGATGGGGATTATAATTACTTCTGGGCAAGAGAGATAGCTAAAAATGGTATTTTTAACATGTTTATTAAAGACCAGGATAAGTTAGTAAAAGCTACTACAGAAAAAGATTATACTTTAGCACAAGAAATTTATGATGGGCTACATTTAGAGGTTAAGATAGATGTCCAACACCTTTTAGGTGGGTATAATATGATTGTAGCTAAAGCTCGTAGACGTGGTTATTCTTATAAAGCTGCTGCTATTGCAAGTAGAAACTATTTTACTACACCTAAATCCTTAACTATATTCTTAGCTGAAGATAAAAAATATCTTTACCCTAAAGGGGTTTTTACTATGAGTGCAAATAATATTAATTTTATTAATACTCATACAGGTTGGGCTACACCTTCAGATGAAATAAATAGACAAGACCACATAAAAGCTTCATATATAACATATTCAAAAACAGGTAATAAGATAGTAAAAGGTTTTGAATCTGAGATTGTTGCTTTAACTTGTAAAGATAATCCTGATGCAGCACGTGGTAAAGATGCTTTAGATGTGTTTATTGAGGAGGCTGGGGCTTTTGGTACTCCAGGATTATTACAACAAACCTATAGAGCTACAGAAGATTGTGTGAAAGCTGGTAATATAAAAACAGGTATGATTACCATTTGGGGAACATCTGGAGATATGGATGGTGGTACTTATGACTTTGCTGACATGTTTAAAAGACCATCTGCATTTGACCTTTTACCTTTCAAGAATATATGGGATGATAATTCTTCTGATATGGAATGTGGATTCTTTCACTCTATAGATACAAACTTAGAAGGGTTTTATGATGCTCAAGGTAATTCAGATAGGATGGCTGCAAGACAGGCTATACTTGCTGAAAGAGAAAGACTAATAAAATATGGAGCTACTAATAATGAGATAGCTTTAAAGATGCAAGAAAAACCTCTTGGACCTGCTGAAGCCTTTGCAAGTGCAGCTAAGAATAATTTTCCTGTTGCAGAACTTGAAAAGCAAAAATCTAAAGTTATTGCTCTTGGTTTACAACAATCTAAAGCTATGCCTGTAGATTTGATTATGGAAGGTAATAGTGTCATTGCAAGACCTATTTTAAATGGTAAAGCAAAACCTATAACAAGTATGTTTAATCTTCCTGTAGATAAATCTGGTTGTGTTTTAATTTATGAACACCCTGTTACTGATGCACCTAAAGGTTTATATAAAATAGGTTATGACCCTGTAAGACAGGATAATGGGTCATCATTTGCTTCTATTATAGTGTATAAAGGTGTACATAAAAATAGTTTATATCATTCACAAATTGTGGCTGAATATATAGGAAGACCTGAATCTGCTGAAGAGTGTGATATTCTTGCTATGAAATTGGCTATTTTCTATAATACACAAATAATGTATGAGAATGAAGTACCTGAAACTAAAAATTTCTTTAGAAGAATAAAACGCTTAGACTTATTAGCTGCTCAGCCTGATGGGGTTATAAGTAAAAATATTAAAAAGTCTAAGGTTGCAAGGGTATTTGGCTGTCATATGAATGACCAATTAAAAAATGCTGGAGAAAGGTATGTTAAAGATTGGTTATTAACTGTTGTAGATTATGATGAAAATGAAAAGCCTATTCATGTTTTTGACAGAATTTATTCTTTAAGACTTTTAGAAGAATTAATTATGTACCATAGAAAAGGTAACTTTGACTTAGTGTCAGCTTTATTTATGTGTATGATACAAGTACAAGAAGAGTATATAAATACGGAATATGATGAAACTAAAAAAGATAGTAGATTAAAAAAATTATCTTCTTTAATTGGAAATATGTATCAAAAGTAGTAATTTTGAAAAATAATTGTAGCATATATGGAAAGTGATGTTAAAATAAAAGACCAATTATTATCTACAGCAGAGAAAAATGCGTATGATAAAAAATGGTATAAAATGAAAGCTGATGAGATAGACAGTTTTCACATGGAATTAGATTCTTCAACAAATTCTATTTCAGAGTTTAAAAGAATGAAAGTTAATTACGACTTGATTAACAATATTCTTGACCTTAAAGAATTTGAATATGTTTGTAAACCATATGGTGCAGAGGTTGGAGAGCTTCCTGCTAAAATGGTTAATAGAGATATTATATCAGGTAAGATTAAAGTTCTTAGGGGTATGGAGATGAAAAGACCTTTTTCTTGGAACGTCATTGCTACTAATCCTGAATCTACAACAGAAAGAGAAAAGAAAGAATTTGATTTAATGCGACAGTATGTTGTAAATCAAATTATGATGCCTATAAGACAACAACTTGAAATGCAAGCTGCACAACAAGCTCAAGGCAAAGAGCTTACACCTGAACAGCAACAACAAATTATCCAACAAGTAGAAGAACAACTTAAAACCCTTACTCCTAAAGAAATAAAAAGATATATGGAGAGAGAATATCAAGACCCTGCTGAGGTTTTAAGTAATCAGTTGCTACAATATTTTATCCAAAAAGAGCAACTCCCAAGAAAATTTAATGAGATGTTTTTTCATGGTTTGGTTTCCGCAAAAGAGATTGGTTATGTTGGTATTGTAAATAATGAACCTGTTATGAAAACAGTTAATCCTTTGAGATTTACCTGTGATGTAAATGGTGAATTAACTTTTATAGAAGATGGTGAGTGGGCTGCATGTGAGTACAGAATGTCTCCTTCTCAAGTTGTTAGTCAGTTTAATAAAGAACTTACAAAAGAAGAAATACAAAAATTGTATGAAGCTCATTCTAAATTTGTTAACCAATCTTCTGGATGGTTTTCAAGTAGAGAAATGATGGGGGAACAAGAAGATAATACTATTAGAGTTCTACATTGTGTTTGGAAATCTTTAAGAATGATTAAATTCTTAACATATCTTGATGAACAACAAGTTCCACAAACAATGTTAGTTTCTGAAGATTATAAATTAAATAAAGAAGCTGGAGATTTAGTTATAGATATAGAGTGGATTCCTGAAGTATATGAGTGTTGGAAGATAGGTACAGATATATATAAACAAATGCAACCTATACCAGGACAATTTAGAGATATGGACAATTTATATAATGCAAAATTACCATACTATGGTGCTATACATGATTGTGTTAACTCTAATCCAACTTCTTTAGTAGACAGGCTTAAAGTGTATCAATATTATTATAACATAGTAATGTATAAACTTGAAATGTTGCTTACTACGGATAAGGGTAAAAAAATACTTATGAATATTAATGCCATTCCTGATACTGAGGAGATTGATATTAAGAAATGGCAATACTTTTTAGAAACTACTCCTATTGTTTATTTTAACCCTGATGAAGAGGGTAAAGGGTATCAAGATGCCAATACTATAGCTAAAGAACTTGATTTATCTTTAGCTTCAGATATTTCTAAATATATAGAACTTGCTGAATACCTACGTAGACAAGCTGGTATTTCTGTAGGTGTTACAGACCAAGTTGAGGGTCAAATAGGTCCTGATGAGGCTGTTACAAACACTAAACAAAGTCTTATTCAAAGTTCTCATATTTTAGAACCTTATTTTGATTTACATAATACTGTAAAAAGAAACATATTACAAGCGTTATTAGATACAGCTAAAATTTGTTATGCACAAAAAGAACCAAGAAAACTCTCTTACATATTAGATGATATGTCAAGACAGAGTTTAACCATAGACCCAATGGTTTTAGACAATGCTACTTTAGGTGTATTTGTTTCTAATTCTTCTAAAGCAGAAGAAGCTAAAGATATTATACGTCAATTAACACATGCAGCTTTACAAAATCAAAAAGTTGAATTATCTGACGTTATCTCAGTTATCCGTCAAGATGGTATTGTTGAAGCTGAAGAAACTCTTAAATTAGCTGAAGCTCAAAGAAAAGAATTTGAACAACAAATGCAACAACAACAAATTCAAGCCCAAACAGAAGAGAGTGAAAAACAAAGGGAATTTGAAAGAGAGAGACATCAAATGAATGTGGAACTTACTATACTTAAAGAAGAAGAAAGACGTAAGACAGAGATGGCTAAGGCTGCTCTTATGGGAGCTTCTTTCAATCCTAAAGCTGATATTGATGGTGATGGTCAGAATGACTTTATAGAAATCATGCGTGGAGAGGTTGATATGCAAGTAAAAAAGGAAAAGTTAGCCTTAGAAAAAGACAAACTTGAACATCAAAAGAAACAAGATAAAATTAAAAATAATCTTGAAAAAGAAAAATTAGATGTTGCAAGGATGCAAAAAAGAGCAAAAGCGTAATAATATGAGAAATTTTAAAATTAAATATTTGAACTTGACATTTATTAATAATTAAATTTACATTTGTATGACAGAAGAAAACAAAACTCCTGAAACCAATGAGTTTGGTTGGGAAGAAATTTCTCTCTTTGAAGAACCTAAATTGGAAGTAGAAGAGAAAAAAGAAGAGGATAAAAAAGAGGAAGAAGAAGAAGGGTTTGACTTTGAGACTGTGGGCAGCGATAAAACTGTGGGCAAAGAATCTGGAGAACAACAATTAGAATTAAATTCTATAGGTATTGTTTCTAAACTGAAAGAAAAAGGGTTCATTGATTTTGAACTTGAAGAAGGGGAAGAATTGACAGAAGATTTAGCTGAAGAAATTCTTGAAGAAGGGTTTGAGGTTAAGCTAAATGAAAAGATAGACGAATTATTTAAGGATTTACCTGTTAATGTTAGAGAGCTTAATAAGTTCGTTTTAAAAGGGGGTTCTTTAGAAAAGTTCATTGAAACAATGATTAAACCTGTAGAAACAGGGTTGAGGCTGGATATGGATTTAGATGTTGAAGATAATCAAATTGCAATAACTAAATTCCAATTAAAGCAAGATGGTTATGATGATGACTATATTGCTGACCAAATAGAATATTTACAAGATTCTGGTAAACTTGAAAAGATAGCAAAGACACATTTTAATAAATGGGCAGCAAAAGAAAAAGAAAGACAAGCAGAATTAGTTGAAAGACAAAAACAAGCTGTAGCTCAGGAGAAACAAACACGTAAAGCCTATAAAGAAAAAGTAACAAGATTAATCAAAGATGTTACAGATTTTGAAGGTCTTACTATAACATCTCAAGATAAACTTGTTATTCCGTCTTACATGACAGAAAAAACAGTTAAACTTGAAAACGGTATAGAGATTACAGAAATGCAAAGAGATTTGCATATGGCTTTACAAGACGAAAAGAAAGCTATATTAATAGCTAAGCTTTTAAAAAATGATTTTAAGTTTAATGATATTGTTAAAAATATAGAAACTAAAGTTACTAAAAAAGTTAAAGATACAATTGAAAAAGGAAAACAAATACCATCAACTAAAGGTAGAGGAAGTTCACAACCACGAAGTTTAGCTGATTTTTTATAAAACAAAAACAAATCTAATAATTAAAAAATTAAACGTATGAGTTTAAAAGTTAAAGAAATGGATTGGATGGCAAACATGACTGAGTTGAACCATTTAGGTAAAGCTCTGTTAATCCAACCACAAAAAATGATGGGTGTCTTAGATACACTATTTTCAGCACAAAATTACTATTCTGATAACCCAATGTTGTCTTTATTGATGGGTTCTAAAAATGAACAAACTATTGATGGTTTAGAATGGGAATGGGATATGAAAGGTGCAGATACTCGCCCATTAGTAATAGTAGAAAATATTATACCAACAAATGTTACTCCTGGTAAATTTAAAACCTCTTTCCAAATTAAATTGGATGAAAATTGGTTTATTCCTGGAGACGTTATCACTCCTGGTGCTGCTGATAAACGCTATCAAGTACGTATTGTGGATGACCCACAACGTCAAGGTGATGGTTGGGTTTATACTGTACGTCTTATGAGTGATGATGACAATTTCTTCTTAGCTCCAACTTATTTAACACCTGGAACTCAATGGAGTAAATTATTCTCTAACTATGAAGAAGGTGCAGAGCAAAGTGGTTCTACTACATTCTCTACAGCTATGAGTTTCCGTAACCGTTTAACTAAGTATCGTAAACAGTATAAAATTACTGACTATGCTTCGACTGCTGTATTGGCTGTTAAAATCCCAGACAAAACAGGTAAATTACACGATTCATGGATTCGTTATGCAGAGGTAGAATTTTTACGTCAATGGTATCGTGAGTTAGAAAGAGCTGTGTGGTATTCTCGTTCTTCTAATACAGTTATAGGTTCTACAGGTCGCCCTGTAAGAAGTTCTGCTGGTATTGAAGAGCAATTAGAAGATTCTCACCGTGAGTCTTATTCAATATTAACTGCGAAGCTTATTGAAGAGTACTTAATGGATATTTTCTACTCTCGTAAAAAACCAGGTGAAGGAAGAAATATTAAAGCGTTTACAGGTGAATATGGTATGTTACAATTCCATAGAGCTGTAACTGATGAGTTATCTAAAAAAGGTTTCTTAACTGAAGTTTCTAATAACTTTGTTGAAAAATCTAATTCTCCATACCATACTAACGCTATGTCATATGGTTATCAATTTACAAAATATAAAATGGCTAATGGTGCTACTTTAGAGTTAATCCATAACCCATTGTATGATGATAGAGAAATAAATTCTGAGATAGACTCTATTACAGGATTCCCTATTGAGTCTCAAAAATTCACTTTCTTGGATTTTGGTGGTGATATGAATAGCTCTAACATCAAACTTAAAAAGAAAAAAGATGGTGATGCTTTTGGATATGTTTGCGGTATGTATGGTCCTTATGGTCCTTCAAGCAAAGCAAGCACACCTGCACACTCTGGAGATTACTATGAAATGCACATAGAAGCTCATAAAGGAGTTGAAATTACAGACCCAACTCGTTGTGGTCAATTATACTTAGCTCGTAGCTAATATAATTAAATATTAAAAATATGGTTAGATTTTTCTAACCATATTTTTTATTTGTAATTAAAGTGTTATATTTGCATAAAGAAAATTTATTTAACAAAAAATTATTCATATGAGTAAAGTTGAAATAAGACCCTTACCTATACCTAAATGGCATGGAAAACAAGGTAAGGAAAGTTTTGCAAGACCTACAAAAATTCGTGCTTTGGTAGATACTTCAAAGAATGAATATTCAACAGGTCTTACACCTCAAGAAGTAAAAGAGTATAGTAAGCTCTTACAACAGGATTTATCACCTATATTTAAAGCTGATAAACCACACGAATTTTGGGATGGTTCACAAGCTTTTGTAAAACTTTTAAATTCTACACAATATTTAGATACTTCTAAACCTTTAGATTTTATTCGCTATAAAATTTGTAAAGCATCACCATTTGTTGCTAATTCAATGAAAGAATGGGAAGAAGGTAAATTTCCAAGAGCTACCCATGTTCTTTATGATGAATTAGAAGAGATTGAAATGAAAGCCTCTAAAGTTGCTTTAAAAACTAAAGCTACTATAGAATGTGCTAAACTTTCTTTAGATAAGAAAGTACAATTAATTCTTATTATAGAAGGTAAAATCATGAAAGGTAAATCAAGTAATTTTGTTGATGTAGTTCTTTCTGAAATGATTGATAAAAAAGCTGAAGAAATTTTAATGACTTTGAATATGGAAGCAGAAGATTTATATCTTAAATCTTTAGTTTTAGAAGCTCTCCAAAAAAATGTTTTAAGACGTGAGAATTACAAAATTAAGTATTTTGATTCATCATTAGGTTCTGAAGTTATGGATGTAGTTCAACTTTTGAAAAAACCTGATAATGAGCAATTAAAATTACATATTGTTTCAGCAATTAATAGTTAAGGATAATGACAATACAAGACATGCACTATGACCTTAAAAAGAAATTAAATAAGGTTGATAGTCAACAATATAGAAACTTATTGATACCTGAGATAGATTGGGCATTAAATGAAGCTATGGAAATATTTGTAAAGCTTGTAGCACAACCTCGATATAAAACTCAAATGGGTTTTGAGACTGCTCAAAGAACTATAGATGATATACGCTCTATTGTAGTGCATGAATCTACTCTACCAATTGTTAATAATATTGTTTCATTGCCTGCTGATTATTGGCATTTTTTAAATGCTACAGCAAGTATGACTAAAGGTGTATGTACTTCTACAGGAAGAATATTTATAAGACAGCATGATGATAATTTTGAATCAAGTCCTTTTGATAAATCTTCCTTTGAATGGAAAACTATAAACTGCGTTTTCACCGAAGATGGTATGAGATTATACACTGATGGTACTTTTAATATAAGTTCAATATCTCTTTCTTATATTAGAAGACCTGAGTATATGCACTATGCTCAAGGGTTTAATGCTGGTACATATACTCTACCTTCAGGTGTAGTCTTGAGTGGGTCTGTTAATTGTGAACTTCCAGACCACACTCACAGAGAGATAGTTGATATTGCTGTTCTTATTTTATCTGGAGAACTGCAAACTAATGATTTACAGGTAAAACAAATGAAGTTAAATTTTAATCAATTAAATTAAAAAGATAAAAATGAGTAAAAACAATCACGTATTTCAAGTACTTGTTGGTGCTGGGAATCAAGCTGTAGCTACAGCAGGCACAACTGTTAAAGCTTTGGTTGCTGACAATGTTATTGGTAAAATAGGGATTTTTGATGCTAAAACAAATTTAGCTGTGGATGCGTCAAGTACCTCTACAGAAATCTATATTGCTGTTGCTGTTGATAATGATGGTGATGGTGTTGTAGATGGTATTAAAAAATCTGCTGGTCAGAAAATCAATTTGAAAGGTCTTAAAGGGTATGAGTTTACCCCATACCAAGCACCTCTTCCTCAAATTGTAACTATTTCTGATTATGGAGATACTTTGGGTGGTACTGAGTTTATCATTCGTTTAGAGTTCCGTAACCAAGAAATTTATAAAAAACAAGGTTATAATCAATACAGTAAAGCATATTCTATCATAACTGATGGTTCTTCTGTAACTACTGTTGATGCTAACCAAATTACTATTAAATTTGTTAATGCAATTAATAATGACCCTCTTCAATTGGTAACTGCTAAAGCTATTGCTGCTGATGCTATCACTATATCTACACATGGAACTTCAGCAAATTACTCTGCTGGTGATGAAATGACATTAGCTGATGTTGCTGTAATTGAAACATTCAATGCTACTGCTAATGCAAATGGCAAAGTTTATAGTTCAATTAAATTAACTACTAACAGTTTGGGTATTAACAAATTCTTCCAAATTAACACTAAATATCACACTCCACGTCAAACAATGGTAATACCTTCATTGGTTTCAGGTTTTGATGGAACAGGTACTATTACTATCACTCAAAACATTAAAAATGAGCAAGGTAGTGGTTATGATATTAAAATGAAAGAATATGAAGCTGCTGGTTGGGATGCAACAGGACCATACCGTCAATATGCTACTACAGGTCTTCCTAAAGATGAGTTAATTTATGCTGCTTCTGAAACAGCTAAATATCATCAAATAGTTTTGACTACTGAAGATAGCTCTTATGGTGGATTCCAAACATTCTATAATACAGTATCTAATATTATCGCAATACCTCAAGCTGATACTACTACTTTAACTTCTATACTTACTGTATTAGATGGTCTTACTGGTGGTGCTGCTTCTAATAAATTGTTTTCTATAGCTGCTCCTGCTGACATAGCTGATAATACTGATGGTTCAGAATCTATTACTGCTGTAGTAACTAATCCAAGTGGTATACCATTGACTTATGCTTGGACACAAGTATCTGGACCTGCTACTGCAACGCTAACTAATGCAACTAAATTAACTGTAGGTTTTGTAACTGAAACTAATGGAACTTATGTACTTCGTGTAACTGCAACTGATGCTAATGGTACTACTGCTACAGATACTATTTCGGT